GAACTTTTAAGAGAGTGTTATATAAGCGATCAGTATGATTGCTGCGGACAATATGAGCCTCTTTAGCATTTTCAGTTAATGCCCAAAGGATCTCTTGAGTAACTGTGCGATCTTCATCAAGAGTTTGTTGATAAGCCAAAGGTGTTTTCTCAGCCCATCGAGAAATGGTTTGAAAGTCAATCTCATCGCCAACACATAGAACGCTGTCAAACTTCTCGCGTCTTGCAAGTTTGATGACATTCTTAACTGCTGCCTCATGATGGTATGGAATTTGAAGATCGCTGATAACTAAATATCGCTTAATCGTCATCCTCATCGTCAGTTGGATCTATGGAAGGAATAATCCCACCATCGCCTACGACCCAATCAGGGAAAGTCTTATGCTCGGTCATTAACCAGAATGCGTGCTCTGGTGTAAATCCTGCTTTACGAGCTGCTTTATAACATTCGTGCAACGCAATGTAATGCGCATCAATCTTTGTTGGATCAGGAGTTTGGCGAACTACGCGACGATTGATCTTTTTGCGTTTGATAGGTTTTCGTGTGTTCGCCATAGGAAAATTATTGCTTACTAATTAGAGTGAACAGATCATCAACACGCTTTTCGAGTCGAGAACTTTGTAATTCCAATCTGCAAATGGTGTCTTTGATGCTTGAACCTCCATTGGGCTTAAGTTCGCTTAAGAAACTTTTAATAACCCATCGTAGAGCCAACAATAAAGCGGTCGCGATACTGCAAACGCCAACGCCAAATGCGACTAATTCGTTTGGTGTCATTTCGCATTAAGACCATAATCAGCTTCTTTAGCTGAACTTGGATCAATCGCTTTAGCAAGAGGTGCAATCAACGCACCAGCAAGAATTGCAAGTTCTGGTCGAATGTCTGCAACGATTGCCAATAGGACAGTAATACCAGAGGCTGCAACAGCTCTTAGATATGACTTAATTGCTGCTTTGTGTTTTTTGGTTAGTTTCATTACTTGCCTCCTAGTAGTGGGATGTTAAAGAACTCGCCTGTTTGATTTGGTTTGAATGAAACATGGAGATGTCTGTGGTGTGAATTTATGCCTCTGTATTTGCGCCATTTCCAACCCAACAATGGGGATGCAATCTTGCCAACATGGATTATGTAACTAATTCGCTTATCGGTTTTTGCAGCAACTCTAATTTGCTCTGCTAAGTAAATGCTCATCTCAGGCTGATCGCATAATTTGGCATCGACATCGATCGCACAAACTTCACCAGACGGCAGCGGATTGTGATCGCTTTTGGTGTTTTGGTGCTTTTCGTTCCCGATCCAACCATCAGATTTGCGAGATCTATCGGCAAAACTGTCGTCAATCTGCTCACGCATTTGAACAGCAGCTTTAGATAACCAAGCCTTCATTAGCCAAGTATCGTTTTAAGTTCATCAACAGTTAAACCAATGCGATCAAGAATTGCTGCTTTGGCTTGCGAGTTAGTTTCAATTTCTAATTGTTCTTTTTGATTTTTTTCAAAGAGCGCAGTTATAGATTGTTTTTCTTTTTGATTTGCATTTTTAACTGATTCTTCACCAGTTGTAACATCTATTTCTTTAATTTGTATATTATTCATTATGCAACTCCGTATAGGTAGGCTGTTCCGCCAGCTAATGCACTAGCATCATTAAAAATTAACTGGAGGCTAGTTATTGCGCTTGTTGTATTAAGATAGCCAGCACCCTGACCACCAGTTATAGCATTTGTAGAGGCTTCTGAATTACCACCATAAGTAACTGATTTATTTATTACTGTTGATGCATAATTAAATATTTCCAAATAACCACCATTCTTGCCACCTGTATTTTTTAAGTATAATCTTGTGAATGTAACTACATCATCAATTCTTTGACCAACACCATTATCTAAAACATAAACACCACTAAATAAAGTTGTCGATCCATTAAATCCTACTTGTAAATATGTGTTCCCACTTGATGCTGTTACATTTCCAAACACTAACAATAAATTTTTGTAAGTTCCTGGAATTGAAGTCAAAGATGGATTTGCGCCACTTAAAGTGGTAGTGCTAATTAAAGTCATACCCCCACCAGTTGATGGGGTTGTCCATGCTGGAACTCCACCACTTACTGCTAAAACCTGACCAGTTGTTCCAATTCCAAGTCTTGTGTTTGTGTTTGCAGTTGATGAACGATATTCAATATCGCCAAGAGTTGTTGATGGGTTTAATGCTTTTGTTGTTGTATCAACAGATGAACCAAGCGTGCGAATAGCAGCTGCGCCATCTTTAACCAGAGCGGTGTCGTCTGGTGTTGTCCAACCATAATTAGTAGTAGTTGCCATTTTGTCCTATTCTCAGGATACGATTGTAGCGTATTCCCATGTCAATGTTGGGTTCAAAGTGTTCCATGTTTCACCAATTGGCATTGTGTTCCAACGCATAGACGCTTGACTAAATGCCACAGGCGATAAATTGATTGTCAGGAATAATTCGTTGAACCTAGTGCTCCATGACCATCCTTCAACATATCCTTCAAACTCACCGCTTGAAATTTGAGCAGGTAGGTTTTGGATGTTTAGAGGTTGCCCCATGAATACGCCTAATAGATTATCCCGATCGCTATTGTCGATCTCTGGATTTGTCATTGGAAAGGTAATGCTCTGAAATGCTGGTTGTGGGAAGGCTCTTTGAGAAATATATCGATCTGCCACAGCTTGAGCATCCACAGCTGAATGAAGGACTGATTGAATGCTTTCGGCTTTATATCCATAAGTCGCAATTGATGTTGCAGATGTTGCAGTTTTTTGAGATCCAAAGTTATTGCCATAATTAATATACACATCATTTCGAATATCACCTGATCGAGTGATTGTGCTAAGTCCTTGACTTAAAGCATGTCGAGCATCAAGATCAACATAACCATTGGCAAGTAGATAAGTTTGTCTATGGTCTGCATCGGCATACCCGATATTACCTTCATTATCCTCATACAAATATCCAAATGCTGAGTTTGCTATTAGACTTGCGATGTTGTAAATCGTATCCGCTTCAGCTGCTCTATTTTCCATTGTGTAAAGACCCGGAGTGTCAATTTCACCAAGTCCTTGATTTAATGCATTAGCCCAAGTTTCTGTTGCGTTATATCCTGACCATGTTGTAGCTGCTGGAACATCGTTCCAAGAACCACTTAACACACTAGAAAGCAAAGTGTTTATTTGGTTGCCATCTTCATCCTGAGCAATTGTTCCTGCATATAATTCTTTTGCTAATTTAACAAGTGATCCCATTGCAAGAACTGAATATTGGACAACACTTGCAATTGCCCCACTAGCACCAACGCTGACAGTAATATCTGTTATATCCCCACCAAATATATTTACATAAGTGCCTGAAGTATTTTTGACTTGCAAAACTAAACTATCATTGATGTCAAAGGGTAAAGTTTGACCAGATAATGCCACAAAGTTAATTTGAATATAAGAAGGATTAGGTTGCTGGTAAATATCTGTCCGACCAGCTTGATGTTGGATGTCGCTTATTGTGATGTTAGTGTAATCAGTTCCTGCAACTGTGAGTTTCCAAACTGGCGACCAAGCGGTCATTATCTACCTACTGTTCCGCCGACTAACAATCCTGCTGATCTTGCTGCACTTTGATTAAGAACATTTGCCACAGCTCTCGCAGCACCTTCGCCATCAATAGCATTAACTGTTATGTTATAAACTCCACCGCTTGATTGAGCAGCAGCTAAATCTCTTGAATCTTGAGCACCAGCAACAGTTAAAAATGATGCTTGTTGTTCTAATATATTAAATTCTTTTGTTAATTTATCAAATTGAGCAGCAGCAGCTTTTTGGGATATGCCATTTGTTTGAACTTGAAATGTCAAATCTGTAAATGCATTATTAACATTAGTTAAACGCTTGACTAAATCTAATGCTCCAGTTGCGCCTAAAACACCAGTTCCACCAGCACCACTACCGCCACCAGATGAACTGCCAGTAAATCCGCCAAGACTTTCTTTAAGAACATCACCACTAAATCCACCACCAGAAGAACCTAATCCTTGTTTCATATTAGAAGCGCCAGTTTGATAACCAGCATTTACTGAACCAGCACCATATATTTTATTGAGTTCTTTTATGTCAGATCCTGGTTTGACTCTATTTAATCCACGAATTACTGTATTAATTGCATCAATAATAAAGTTTAATACTGGTGTTACTGCTCCAACTATTGCGCCGAAAGCATCAATGATTGCTGATGCTGCTTTTACTCCAATGTCAAACATAAAACCAAATACTTTTTGAACTATTGGAAATACAACAGTAATTAAAACATGTCCAAATTCTTCAAATGATTTTCTGTTTCTTTCAATAGCACCTTGAATTGTTTCCCATGCACTCTGAAATTTCTCAACAATAGGAGCACCGTATTCAAATATGTAACCAATTAACTTTTCAATAATAGGCAATAAGGCAACACCAACAGCTTCTTTTGCTTCATCAAACCCGACTTTTAACCGATCAATTCTGCCCTGAAAAGTTTCAGCATTACGGCTTGCTGCCCCACCATAAAGATCTGATAGTTTCTCTTGGATTTGTGTAAAAGATAAAGTTGATAATTCGGTCTTAGATAATCCAACACCAAGTCTGCCAAGTGAAGTTGTATTGCCATCTTGAGCCTTACCTAAAGCATTAACAACACCTTCTAAATCTTTTCCAGATCCTTTGCTTATATCTATTGCAAGTGTTAATAATCTTTGCGCTTCGGTAGTTGATTTTGTCGAAACCGCAAGTCTTTGAAATGCTGGTCTTAAATCATCATCTGCTATTCCAACAGCTAGAGCAGTCTTGCTTATGTAATCTTCAGTAGCCTGAATTTGACCATCGGTTGCACCTGTGGCAGTTCTTAATGCATTGGCTAATCTTAGCTGCGCTTGTTCATCTTCGATAGCAGATCTGACACCATCAATAGCCAATTTGCCAGCATAAGCAACGGCAGCAGCAGCAGCAATTGCAAAAGCAGCAGCAGC